TTGCCTAATCGCGACCAAGCGATTTGCAAATTATAGCTCAATAAATCAGTCTTTGTCGCCTTTCGGTACAGACAGCGTCTTCTCGCTCAACGGAAACAAAAGCAGATCAAGAGACAGCACGTCCCCCGACTCTTTGACCATCCTACGGGCTAGATCAGGCCCAGGTCGCTTGCGTTTGTGGGCAATGTGTAGGCAGTAAGCCCAGGTCGTCCCTGCTCGCTCAACCGCTGCCCGACAGTGTGCCGTCCCGTATTTTTTCCACCAGTCCATAAAACTCATGCGTTGTCTCCGTACTTATATGGTATGATTCTAACCTATTCAGTAGAGGATAAAAATGAAAGCAAATGACCATCAAGTAGGCGGCAGCCACTACAAAGACCGGGCGATAGAGCCTTGGGACTACATCATCGCTAATGACATTGGCTTTTTAGAAGGCAACGTCGTCAAGTATGTGACCCGCTACAAAGAAAAGAACGGCATTAAAGACCTCGAAAAGGCCAGGCACTACCTGGACAAGCTGATCGAGGTTGAGACGGCCAGGCTCGAATCCTCGTGGGCTGAGAAATGAGAAAACGCACCGTCCGCCGGGTTTATCAGCTGGTTGACCCGATAGCCCATGCCAAGTATCAGGCTTCATTGCTGACAGACGCCGAAAAGGTCACGCAGATGACCCCCATTCAGGTCGCAGTTGATAGGCTTTCCCGAGGAGATTGGAACCTGCATGAGTGCTGGCAACCGCTGTTTGAGTGTCTGAACAGAATTGAGAGCCTAATGAAGCTCAATCGGGTCATGGACGCTGATTGGCTCAAAGGCTGTCAGGAGATGTTTGTGGCCTGCTTGGAGCGCAAGGCAACGGCGTTTAGGGCAGAGGAACTTGCAAAGATCAGGGAAATCACTGCGATCTATTGGGACTTGCTCGGGGAGGTGACGCATCGGCAATTTCAACTTGCTTGTGAACACACTAATGCGAATGTCCAAAGAATCCAGCATCAAAAAAAAGGTTTGAAAAGGGTTGCGGGCTGTGTGATTGAGTGAATATAATGGTGCCGTCTATGTTCACGGCATCAAGACAAACAGAGGCCTCTAGCTTCTGCTTTTGCCCTTTAGTGGGGAATGTGCCGTGAACACATAAAAGCAGAGACTAGAGGTCTTTTTGCTTTGCTGTCAGGGCGCAGCGACACAGCTAATGCACCATGTCACGGTGGCACCCATATAGTGATGCGCTTACTAACAAGCCGGCGCGACAACTTGCATGCGGTATGTCAGGAACAGGGCAAAATGGTTAATGGTCGTTTAATCCACGATACGGATGCCCTGGAAATAGAAGCATGACCTTATGGGTGCAGTAGTCCTAATAGGATGGCTGAAAGGGGAATTAACCTCTTGGCTTGTTCTATGGTGATTACTACATATTAGGTATAATAGAGCATCGATAAAGGACAAGGCATGGCACTGGCAACAGGGACGACAACGGGTATAACCCTAACGAGCACTGGTACTGCGGTTAGTGCGCCTATACCTTTTGATGCTGTTGGATACTTTCCCCGGTACATCAAAGTAACCTCATCGGCCCCAGCTTACGTATGCGTATCAAACGACCGCCGAGCTGCCGTTGCTGGTGACGTACTGGTACAGCCTTACGACTTGTTAGTCCTGAGAGCATCCGGCCATAAAAGCGTGTCGGCTCTGAGCTTGTCGGGGACTGCGGTGGTGAGCGTGATTCCTGATGATTCGGGATTCTGGACAGCTGACCAGTCCACGATGGAGCTTAATTTTGCCCAGATGAACACCCTAGACCCCAGGGTGACATTTACAAGGGCTAGCATTGCAACCAGGATAAACAATTCAGGGTTTCTTGAGACCGTCGGCAATAACGTCCCCCGATTCGATTTCGACCCGGTAACTAAATTACCAAAGGGGCTTTTGATCGAAGAATCCCGAACCAACCTACTGCTTAACAGTGATTCATTGTCAACCCAGGGCGTGACGGTAACTGCAACGCCATATACGCTGAGCTTTTACGGGACAGGGACTGTTACTCTAAGCGGGGCATACTCTGGCACATTGGTCGGCTCGGGAGCGTATCCAACCCGGTCAACCCTGACGTTTACACCTTCAGCTGGAACTCTTACTTGTACGGTAACGGGCACAGTCCAATATGCCCAGGTCGAGGCGGGAGCGTTTGCAACGTCTTATATCCCGACAACCGGGGCAACGGTCACAAGGGCACTAGATAGCGCGGTGATGACGGGGACTAACTTTTCAAGCTGGTATAACCAGATCTCTGGCGCTTTCCTGGCCGAGTTCTCGCTGCCGTTTAATGCGACGGGCGGTGCTGGCCTTAATGCAATTTTGAGTGCTGACGACAACACAACAGCAGAGCGCATCCAGGTACGCCGACAAGATGTATCTGGTCTTATTGCTGGCGTGATCGTTGATAACTCCGTGTCAGTATTTGGACAAGGCGTCGCTGGCGCTCCTGTTATCGCAGCCAACACGGTAACAAAAGCCGCTATTGCTTATGCACTAAACGACTGTAACCTTGCCCAGGGTGGATTGATAGGCGCAACAGACACGGCAGCAACAATGCCAACTCCGACCCAGCTCCAGATCGGCAACGGTGCGGGTCTTAACTATCTGTGCGGGCATATCAAGCGCATCGCCTATTACGCCGTGCGTATGTCCAACGCTGATTTGCAACGATTGACAACATGATACTCTCACCAAAGCAAGAAGCCTTCGTCCGTCAATATGTGATGAACGGTGGCAATGCAACGCAAGCAGCTATATCCGCTGGATACAGTGTCAGATCGGCGTCAACGGCTGGTGGCGTCAATATGAAAAATAATGAGGTTATCGAGGCCATCAAAAGGCTATCGGCTCCAAAGATCGCCCATGAGCTCGACACCATCGAAGGCCGCCGCGCAAGGCTGCAAGCTATTGCTGACAGAGCTGAGAGGCAAGGCGATGAACTCAAAGCGTTAGATCAGCTCTCGAAAATGTGCGGTGACTACATCGAGCGCAAACACATTACTGGCAACGTGCAGATTAACTTTCAGGCCTACGTGCCCAAAAAGGGGAGTAAATGAGCCCAGTTGACCCAGCGAAGATAGATCAAGGCCGCGTCTCGCTTTATCGTGCCCTGATGAAGGTTAAAAAGCACTACGGCCTAAACCCTATGGAACTGGTCTATGCCCACCATGAGGCCCTAAAGGACATTGGGGACTATTCCGATAGGCTGTGGCTCCAGTTCGTTGCTGAATCATTCAAAGAGGTCATGCTGCGTGACGAATCCAAAGTCCTGGTCGCCAACTGAGAAACAGGAATACTTCCTGGCTGCCGTTGAGGATGAGGTGCTATTTGGCGGCGCGGCAGGGGGTGGGAAAAGTGACGCCTTGATTATGGACGTCCTAGGACTAGGCGAAGAAGAACCCTCCATCTCAATCCCCAGGTTTCGCGGCTTACTCATCCGTAAGACCTTTCCCCAGCTCCGGGAAATCATTGACAGAACCCGAATCATCTATCCCCTGATTGACCCAGGTGCGACCTATCGGGAGGCTGACAAGGAATGGCTCTTTACGTCGGGCGCGAAAATCATCTTTGGTTTCTGCGAACGAGACCCTGACGTACTTCAATACCAGGGCGCTGAATTTCAGTGGATAGGCATCGATGAGCTTGGCCACTTTGCCACGCCTTACGTTTACGACTACCTGACCTCCCGCCTGCGATCGCCTGATAAACGGCTATCGGCAAAGATGCGAGCGTCATGCAACCCAGGCCCGAAATGGATAATGGAGAAGTTCGGGATTAAAAAAGACGGTGCCGATAGCATGGTCACGCTCAACGTCAACGGGCGATTCATTCACCGCCGCTTCATAAGCTCCAAGCTCTCTGACAACAGCCACCTGGACGGCACTGGCTACCTGGAACGCCTAATGATGCTGCCTGACGTTGAGCGACAGCAGCTATTGGAAGGCCGCTGGGACGTTTACAACGTGCCCGGAGCTATCTACAAAGACCAGATCGATGAGTCACGCTCCAATGGCCGCATCCGACCTTTGCCATATGACCCGATGTTGCGTGTTCACGCGATCTGGGACCTGGGGTGGAACGATAAAACGTCGATCATCCTGGTGCAAAAAGGCGCGAGCGACGTCCGAATCATCGACTACATCGAAGAATCTCATAAGACCCTGGACTACTATTCCACTCTGTTAAGAGAGCGCAAATGGAACTGGGGTGAAATGTGGCTCCCTCACGACGGCGAGACCCGCAACCTGCAGACAGGGCGATCAGCCAAGGAAGTGCTTGATTCTCAGGGGTGGAATGTTAGAATCACGCCCAAGCTGGACATTGAGAGCGGCATTAGAGCGGCTCGAATGATGTTTGGACAGGTATATTTCGACGCTGACAAGGCTGACGTGCTGGTAGATCACTTGTATAACTACCGACGGGCCATCAACGCGCAAACAGGGGAGGCAACAGCCCCGGTGCATGATAATCATTCCCACGCTGCGGACGCATTTAGGTATTTGGGTGTCTGCGTGGGCAGTCTTACCAATTCAGAGTGGTCAAAAGGCGCTCTGAATTACGCAAACATGAATTACGCCTAACTATGCAAAAAATGACAGACGACGAGCTTAAAGCTCTTGTAGATGCGGAAGTCTCGCAGAGCTTGGGCTATGTCGGGCGGCTGTCTGAGCAGCGTAGGACGGCGCTGGAATACTATTTAGTCCGACCAAGTGGCAAACTAGCCCCTCCTGAGGTTGACGGGCGCTCATCCGTTGTATCCCCTGACGTTGCAAACGCGATTGAATGGGCGATGCCTTCGCTGATGCGCATCTTCACAAGTGGTGAGGACATTGCCCGATTCAGCCCACGCAAGCCTGGTGACGAAAAGAAGGCCGAGCAGGCCACCGAATATGCCAACTGGCTACTCTGGTCGCAGAATGAGGGCTATCGCATCGTTTACTGGTGGCTGAAAGACGGCCTGCTGTCAAAGAATGGCTACGTCAAGGTTTACAGCGAAGAAAAAAAGGAAGTAACCCGCGAAGAATACGTCGGC